GCAACACGGGCTCGGTCGTCAAGCATACCAAGAATGCTTTTGTGTTTGAGACTTTCTAGATTGAAACGATCAATGTAAGTGTCAGGTAATCCCAACAATTTCAACAGTTGCCGGGCCTTGAATGTGAGCTGTCGTCCCAGTACAAAACTTGCAGTGTAACCGCAATTGAAACAGTGATAACTCCAATTTTCCTGGGTTGTCTTTAGACCGCCGCGTTGACGTCGGTCGGCGGAGTCTCCGGTGTGATGACAACACACTGCATTAAAACTTATCCATCCCGACGGTGTTTGCTTGCGTTTGCCGGGAAGATAAGAAGTCACATCAATCATACAGCTATTATAACATAGCAATTGGCAAATATCAAGCTAATTTGGCTTATCGGTATTTTAAATTTATCACATATCCGGTAGATACTATCACCTGTACCGATTGCATGGTGGGCGGCAGTGGACGGTAACCGGAACCGCCGTTGATCAAATTCACAGTGCTGAGTGACCCGTTGACAATGCTGGCGGTGGCTCTGGCACCGGCTCCTTCGCCTACAAATTCAATCAAGGGCGGAGCCAAATAGCCTGTTCCAGGAACCGTCACAGCAACACTGGTAACTACACCATTGGCTACTGTGGCGCGGGCCTGAGCTGGACTGCCCATGACCTGACCATTAGTTCCAGTGGTGTAGATGCTGTTGTTGAAACAGAGACGTAGTAAAGGATGCCAACCAATCACATTCATGTAAATGGTTTCGGTGGCGTTTAGATACTGGGTAGATTCGGTCACATTGTACCAGATGCCCTGGTAGTTTTCTGCACCTTGTGCTTTGATAGTTCCGGTATAGCCAACCAGATCCATCTGAATGGTTGTGACACTGCCCACCGGCTCAATGAAACTGCTGTAGAATTCTGTGGGCTGGTAAGGGCTATAGTTGTTTATTGGTTGGCCTGCATTTGATGCCCAGTCCGGATACACTGTGCTACTAGAGCCACCATAACTGGCCTGTGCTGTGATATCCGTTGTGGGAATGGTCAAGGCAGCACTGGGCACAAATTCTGGATACACACTGTCCACAATATCTACAGGTGCTCTGGCACCACTTTGTGCATCTGTGTACACTGCTTCAGTTAGGTTGCCACTGGTTCGTGAAATACTGTAGCCAGCTGGTTGTGCCAGCACAGTGTTGAGTTCCGTGCTGTTGAGTGTTACCTTGGCACGGCCGTACACAGCATTGATGACGGTCATGGGTTTTTCAATCAAAAGCGTATCACCGTTTTGACTGACCATTCTAAACATCAGTGCGCTGCCGGTGATGTTTACAGGCTTTTCGTCCTGATTGATAAACTCAAACAAGATTACGTTATCAACACCTTTGTTAACAGTTAGTTTTTTAGCATACACAGGATTATACCTCAGATTGAAATAAGCACCACTGGTGTTAGCTACGAGAACTCGAGTTACTTGTTGGTAAAGATAAGCAGTGGTTGAATACATGTTGTATTTAGCACCCGGAAGTCAGGGCCGACTGTCCTTTTGAACTGACCAAAATTGTCTAGTATAAATATCCCGATGGCTAATGATATCTTTGCAAAACTCAGCGAACAATACCCGTTTATCACACTGTGTGTGTATGCCTCCACGGAGTATGTGGGCATTGTGCAAAATCAAGACACTGCTATCACCACCATATATGACTTTGGCAGCATACACAATCCAGCACAAAAGCAAAAGTTTTTGGAACTGGCCAATGTGTGGTGGTGGGAAAGCAATCGCAGCATTCCTATCAACATCTTCTTGAAGAAAGACTGGGAAGAATTCCGGCCTTGCCTACGTACATTTGCCAACAAAGATCTCGAAATACTACACGGGCCTGTGTGCAGCCTAGGCGACATTGTGCTCAAAAAAGGCAAGCGCAAGAGTATCACACTGGTTCGTCGGATGGACTGAGCAGGTTCATGTGTAGTGCTACCAAGGCTGCATAACTGACAGCGTGGCTTTTCTTAAATGTGTAACCCCGACTTTCGTCGCCATCCCACACAGTTCGAAACACCTGATCCCAGGGCTGTCGTTGCAGGTGTGCCTTGCCGGGTCTAATGATACTGATAAACGCTGCCATCCTTGGAATACTGTCTGGCTGCATTGCTTTCAACAAGTCTGCGTAGTTGCCAATGTGTACCAGTTGTTTTGCCCAGTCTGAGTCTTGCCACAGTCTAGTCCAGTTAGGCTCTGCGGCCACAGCAGTGGCATAGTGTTCGGGACTGTCAATCAACTGATAAACACTCATGTTCAACAGGTCAATTTTGAAATAGCCCAGTTGTTCTGCGGCTTCATAGTCAATGGCTGCACATTGATGGATCGGATCCAGAGGAATGTCTGTCACATACACACCCGAGTTGTGACGACGCACTTGTCCTTGTACTGTTTGACGTGCAGGTGTATGCTGAATCAACTTCAGCACTGCTTCTCTGTTGGCAAAGTCTAAATCAATATCTGCGCTCATTGTTGCACCAAGATTGTTACAATGTCCAACTGCTCCTGTGCCTGTGCCACTGCGGCCACAGCATCAGCCACAGCAGGATGTCGTTTGGCTAACTCTTCTAGACGTTTTTCTTTTTCCATTTGACGACGCACCCATTGGACAGCTTCTTGAGTTACACCATCAAGACTTACCTGAACATGCCCGCCGGACAATGTCAACCAAGTGACACCATCGTACACTTCTATGTTACTTGAATTTGCATTGTAGCGTAACATGCCAGCACTCTGCGAACCCGGACTTATGTACGGTTGCATAGAAGCACTGCCACTTGTTGCTAGTCCTACTCCGGGTACTATTCCTTTGATCATGTTACCATCCTGCCTGTGTTAATATTTCTTTGGCGTACTCTTGGTCTGCTGGATAATCCTGAAATCGTTTTTGCCAATGATCTGCATCTATGTACGGATACACTATGGCAATCTGCTCGGCGTTGAGCTCACTTAGAAACTTCTGTCCAGACTCACTGTTGAATATTACCCAGGGACTGATGCGACCTGCTGTCACAGCATATACCATAGCGTTGGTACCACCATATCGCAAACAGTCCTGTGGAGGGTGTCCGGTCTTTTCCGACCAGTCAATTCCAAATTCCATTGCACGGGCTAGAGCATCTGTTACACTTTCCACACGCAGATAAAAAGTCAAGTACTCTGTGTAAACTGCATCACGACACCAGTGATCAATCTTTTTGTTTTGTTTTAGTACCCATTCCATGAACCGAGCAGGATTAACAGCTCGTGTGTTCACACAATAACGACCAAACTTTACAAATGCTCGGTAGTAAGGACTGTCACAAAAGTCATCATATGTTTTTAGTCGAGCACTGCCCTGTGTCATTTCATAAAACTTGATGTAGGCTTGAAATCCCAGTTCCACACCACGCTCTGCCCGTTCTTGTCTACGTCTGCGTGGCTCACAGCTATGCACAGCCAGACTTGTTTCTCTCACAAAGTCTTTCTTACAATACTGGCAGGTGTAGGTCATTTTTTCGTGTCTTGTCCTGACAATCTTAGGTGCTCGTCAATTTCTTTTTTGGTAGTGATTGACGCCAACACTGCAATGTCATCGTCTTTCATGTTGGGATACAGTTCTGCCAACTGCTTGCGTATACCACTGGCACCGGGTTCTTTTTTCTTGGGTGCAATCCACGTGTGTCGTGGTGTACCCAAGCCAGGACTCACAGTAGTAGCACATAACCATTGCAGTTCTGGATGTCGGTTCAATGTAAAGAAGTGCTTGTTGAAACGTTCATTCAGTGCAATCACATAGAACTCCTGCAGTTCTCTACTGCCTTCCACTGCACTGCCCCAGCGCAACATCAAGAAGTTTGAAAACTTCTTGCGCTCTTCATCGGTCAGTTCCCGATAGAAGGTGCGGTTCTTACGATCCATCTGTCGCATTTCATTGGCAATATTTAATTTGTCACTCATTTTTTAAATCCAATCGCCGAAAGTAGGTGTTGTGTTTAGTCACTGATGACATTACATAACGGCCTTGTTCCCATAACTGAGGCCAAAGTTCAATTCCCAGTTCAACTCCCAGCAGTTTACACATTGGCAATCTAGCGGCCCAATCAATGGCAGTTATAATTTCGTGGTCGGCGCCTTCAGCATCAATCTGTACATAGTCAAAGTCTTCTCCAACATAATCCAACAATTGGTTCACTCCCAATGAATTAATTATAATCGGTCTAGAGCTGGTGTTGGACAAGTGCAGTTTTGTCGTTGACAGTGCAATTGTGTGGTTGATGTAAAATTGACAAACACCACTGGTGGCAGCAATGGCTGCATTGACAACCATAACCCGATCACTGAAATCTTTTGTTGCTCGCAATAGGCCATGCCCATCAACCGATGTCAAGGCCACTGGGTCAGGTTCGCAGTACACACCGCTCCATCCTTTATGCAACAGAGCCCATGTTTGGTCTATGCCATTGGCAGCACCAATAGACAGAAATCTTCCAGTTGGTTGCAATTTAAAAAAATCACTCACTAGTGCATCATCTACATCTTGAGAATGCCTGTGTTGGTGAAAGTCAATTTGTCCAGGTATTGGAGAATGTCCGTGTTGGTGAAAGTTGATTTGATTGGGCACTTGATAAAGATCCAGTGCTGTTCTAAGAAAATCAATACGGTCCTGAGGCAATCCTGCCTGCTCTGCACGTTGAGCAGTCAATTCTGCTTCAATTTTTTTTTGTTCTTGTGAAAGTGTCATTACCAGGCCTTTTGATAGTCAACAATTTCACAGTTACGACTGATGTCCTTGACAAAGTATACACAGTCGGGTTTGGGACCATCTGATATAGGAACACACAACATCTGCCCGTTCTTTAGTTTGGGTGCATACCAGGCCACTTCGTGGTACACATCTACTATTTCGATGGTGGGAAAGCTGGGACGGAAACTGCTGAGTGGATTGAACTGGAATACCCGGAACCCACGATCGTTGATACTAGTCAAGGGCAGCACTTCGAGATCGCCTATTTCGGGCTCACCAATCAGCACTTGCCAGTCCATGGGCATGCGAATTTTGTGGTCGCCAATCTGTAGTACCAGAGCAGGTGCATTGAAGCTTTCAAGAAAGATAAGTGGAATATAGTGATAGTCAGGGTCTTTGGGATCACTGTTGTCAAATATAGCAAACCTCATGTCATCTACTTCTTCAGGGAGATGGTCAAGGTCAAAAAGTGTGTTGTCAAGAGTTAATATGCGCATGAGTGTATAATACAGTATTGCATTGCATTTGTCAACCTTTAAAAATAGAGCCAAGGTGATTGTTGATCCATTCTGCGGCTGTTACTTGAGTTTTGTAACTGGTATGATATATGGGACTCGAGAGACGTTCGCTGTATACCGCAAACGTATCGTCAAACAGATAGTGCGGTATTCCAGCAGTACACAACTGATTAAGCCAGTATCCAATAATCCAACTGTTGATTTCTTTCATCAACCTGTCGTCGTGGATGTATAATAGATGTTTTTTTAACGCATCAACTATGTCATCTGTCAGATAAGGTTTAAACTCTCCGTAGCCTGTTCCACTGTTAATGAGAGTCAGAATATTTGAACTTAGATAATATCTGTCAGGGCCAGAACGGAAATGCTCAAGTTTTAGTGATTCGATGTTTTTTGTATCAGCAATTGGGACTTCGATGCGGTCAGAAGTTGTGGAACCGATAAAAACATAATCTGGGTTGAGTTCAATTGCTTGTTTAATTTGGAATCCAATCTCAACATGACTTACACCAGCTCGGGCAAGATTAACAACCGAATACCGACTGTTTAACAGTTCACTAAAGTGTGTGCCTACATGAAGCTTGTCAAGGCACATGTAGCTGTCGCCGCACACTGCTATTTTTTTTACTTCCATTCTAGTTTTTCCTGGGAAAACGGGTAGTTAGCATCTCGATAAAATGCCTTGCGCTTGGTCAGGTGCCGCTTGGCAAACTTGCAGGTGCTGGTCACATCCCAGATTTCTACATGGTCCTTGTCTTCAGCTTTTCTAATGCCTCGCCCAATACTTTGTATAACTCGGACAAAGCTCTTTCCGGGTTCCAAAAGAACCAAATTAAAAATACGAGGGATATTAATACCCACAGCGGCCACACCGTAAGTCGCCACAATAATCTTGCCAGTGCTGGTGGCCACTTCGTCATATTCATCTTGTCTTGCTCCTGCTTTGGTTGCGCCTGATACAAACACTGCTCGATCGCCCAGGCGTTCAATCAAGGCGTGGCCGGCTGCCACACGGTCTACTAATACCAGTGTATTGCCTGTGGTGTTGACCTGGGCAACCAAGTTGGCAATGGCAGTGAGTCGGTCTGGCTCTTCCAACAAGAACTTCAACTCACTTTGATAGTTAGAAAACTCTGCATGGTCCACCAACTGCACAATGTTCACATGACACTGTGCCAGTACACCACGATCCTGTAGTTCGCTGGCACTGAGCTGATTGATCACCGGACCAAGGCTACACCGCAGTGCTTGGAACTCAAAAGGTTCTTTGGGCACAGTCCCGGTCAAACCCCATCGAATTGGCACTCTAGACATGACCCCGGTCAGCA